GATTTCTTTAAACAAAATCTTTTCAACCGAATCGGTAAAGTATTCGTCTTTAATGAATGGTAAGACTTTTCGTAGGTATTCTTCATTGTAAATTAAGTTTTTTAAGATTGTTTGTTCAAGCCGCATAATATTCCATATAAATAGGTGTAGGTCGCCGAATTGCCGTTCGCACCTACTCTAACATCTTTTGAGGAGATATCAGCATGATTATATATACAATTTACAAATGTGTCAATACAATAAACGGTAAAGTTTATATAGGTTTTGACAGTCAATGGCCAAATAGGCAAAAAATTAAATGTCCTCATTGTAATAAAATTGGCGGAGCTTCACAAATGAAACAGTGGCATTTTGATAAATGTAGAATTAATCGTCCGTTCCAGTTCCATCAATTATTTCCTCATCAATATTTGCAGTCATTAGTTCCACAAGTAAATCACCAGCAAACATTTTAAAATCGTTATCAACTACAAGTTTTTTTGGTTTCTTAATAGTTGATTCTATCACATCAAACGAAAAATGTAAATGGGGTCCGTCAAATTCTTCATTAATTTTTACTTTTCCATACTTGAATATGGTACCTTTGTAGGTACCTTCCAAGATTTTAATGTGTGTTATTGTTTTATCTTCTTTAGGATAAATGAAACAATAGTCTACGCCTTCTATCATTAAGCACCATTCATAGTTTCAACATCAAAAGCTTCATCAATATCGTTTTGCATAATATTACCAGAAGAAATACGATATTTGTTTTCAATAAACTCTTTGAATGTTTTATCTTTTAGTATTGTTAACCAAAATTCTTTTGTATCTGTATCTTTGATACGATATTTTTTATCATCAACTTCTCCAGTTTCAATATTGACTTTTGAATACCAACCATTAGATGGTTTGATTACATGGCCTGATTCAAGAGCGAGATCAAGTAAGCCGCTCCACTTGCTAATGCCACCGTCAAAAGAAACTGTAACAGGTATTTTGGATTTTTCTTTGACATAACGACTTTTCTCTACATTAATAATAAAATTATATCCAACAACTTCAGTACCTTCTTTTTCTTGTTGGCGACCAATAATGAAAATATTATCAGCAGAATAATAAGAACCTGTACCGCCACCAACAATATCTTTAGGAAACATACCAATCTCTTTGTAAGTATGATTTACAACAACCATCGGTATATCTTTCATAGTCAAATGTGGTGTTACCATTCTAAACAAAGATTTAACTTGTTTGGCTCTTGACATATCGGCAACAGATTTACCTTCTAGTGCATCATCAACTTCTTTCTTAGATGCAAGATTACCAATTGAATCAATAACAATAATTAATTTATCATTACGCTCTAAATTAGTTAGTTGTTGCATCACATCAAATTTTAACTGTTCTATGTCAGTAAGTGGTGTATGTAAAACACGATTAGTGTCAATACCAAACGAATCAAAATAAGACTGAGGAGTACCAAACTCGCTGTCATAGAATAAGAGAGCCGCATCTTCGTATTTCTCCAAATAAGATTTTGCCATTAGTAAACTAAAGGCTGTTTTAAAATGTTTTGATGGACCTGCCCACATTGTAAGACCAGGTGTTAGACCACCATTTAATTTACCAGACAATGCCACATTGATAATTGGTATTGCCGTTGATATCATATCCTTTTCAGTAAAGAACTTTGATTTGGATAAAATAGCAGATTCTTTAATACTGCTATTCTTTTTGATTTTATCCATTACACTCATATATTACTCCATTAAAATTTTACAGCGTCAACAGGCTTTTCTTTAAAAGCAAAAGGTTCTTCATAATCATACTTAGGTTCTAATTTCTTAGGCACCATACGTTCTTCATACTTACCACTAGCAAGGTGAACCTTTTCTAATTCATACTCAGGTTCAATCTCAGGTTCAATCTCAACGATGTTTTCTCTTTCAACTTCAACAAGTGACTCATCAAGTTTTTTGGCCGATTCTTTGGATTTTTTAAAAAAGTTTCTGATACCTATTTCATCTTCTATTTCTTCTTTATATTCTTTCAGGGAAATATTGGCAGCCACCAACAACAACACAGCAAGAGGATCAAATACGACCATGATTAACATAATTACTAATCTAACGGCCTTATCAATCAAATCTTTTTCGCCAGATCCATATACTAACTCAGCAACATATTTAATTGGGCCAAAATCCGATTCTGCCTTCTGTAACGCCACGCTAATTGGCGCTCTTTCCCCTTTAAGCGCATCAATGGATTTCTGCGATTCTGTAATTTCTTGGCTAATACGACTACGGTCTTTCGCTTGGGCTTTGCGTATTGCAATTGCTTTGTCGGCACCTTTTTCATCAGTCGAGCGGCCCATAATTTGGTCAACTCCCTCATCAAGTTGTTTGAGGCTCTTACGATTCCCATCTATATTCTCCTTTTCGGTTTTAATTTTTTCATCTAACATTGCAATCTTATCAACTAATGGTGCAATATCACTTGAGTGTTCTAAGTGTGCCTTTGACAAGTAACCAAAGATACCCATTGAAGTAATCATCATTAGAATAACAACAGCACAAGTCAAATAGTATTTTAATATTCTTGGAGCAGTATACCAATTGTTATACACCCAAGATATTGAAACTAGTTTGGCCAATCCTAATACTGAACCCATCAAAACGACAGGCCAAAAAGAACCGGGAAATATTGAAGCAAGACCTACAACAGAATAGTATTCAGCAACACCAGATAATAGTAGTGCTGAAAAGAATGTCAAAAATATCATCATACAAAGAAGTCTTTTAATGAGTTAATCTTTTCTGTTTGCCAACCCATACAATCTAAAATTACTTTGATTGGTTCTAGAAACGTTTTTTCATATTGTACATCATAATCAATATACTTGTCAAGCCCAAACTCAGGAGGCAATCTTCCTGGATATGATATTACCGTATCTTTAAAAGGATTTGGCATTTTCAAATAGGTAAATTTAATCTTTTCACCAGACTGAATCAATGGATATTTCTTTGTTAAATCATGTTGTTTCAGATAATGATTATATAACAAGGCACCTTTCACATGGATAGGAGTACCTTTTGTATATAAAGAAACGGAATGATAGTATTCTTCAAGGCCATTCACTCCTCTAGGAAAAGATATTTCTTCAGCTGGCAATTTACTGAAATCGGATTTAAATTTTGCCAAATAATCCTGCACATCTTGTTCGGTACCAGAAACCATAAGTTTAACAACTTCTTTCATCTTTTCACGGACAATAGAAGGAGTGGAAGACTTAATCATCTCAAGACCCATAACTTTCAAGTCAGGTTCGGCATACTGAACACCTTCATTGTTGTACACATTTAGAATATAACGTTTTTTGGCAGTCCAGATACCTTTGTCAGAAAGACCTTCACGTTTCATTTGCATCTTTTGGGAAAACGCATGAACATAATCTGCAAGTTCTTTGTATGATTTATCAATATATGGTTGAATCTTATCTTCACAAACACGGTCCATGAATTCAATTACCTTTTGTTTCGGCAATTTAGCGACACCATCAACACCATAAACTTTATTCACCAAGTCACCAAGACGGAGATAAATTGAATCTGTATCTGATGCAATGACATAATCTTCATCTTTCGTTGCCAACAGTTTGTTCATGTATTCATTGATTTTATTTTCAATCCAGCGAATAGACAACTGGCCAGCAGTAGTGACCCCAAGAGCCATTCGCAAATCATAAAAACGAAAGTACTGGCTTCCCAAAGCACCGTAAGCGGAGTTGAGAGAGACCTTTTTGGCCAATTGTAAATTATTGTACTTAGCGATTCGTTTTTTGATTGCATATCGTTTTGAGACATCTTTTTCATTCTCCAGTTCTTGTTTAGCTTCAAGATATAGTTTCTTAAACTTTTTCCTGTCTACATACATTTCTTCCAACATCTTAGGTAAGAAGCCTTGTTGGTCGGTTCTGAACAACTGTCCGTTAGGTGTGAGTGTACATTTCATTGGAACCAGAAATGAGGTATCAATAGATTTGCTCAACATATTATTAACATTGACTTTACCAATTTCTTGTTCAAACAATTCTATAGCCTGAAGCTCTTTTTCAAGTTCTTCAGTTGTCATATTTTTTATATCACAAAACATTATTTACACCACTTTTTTCTATTTTCAGTTTTAGTGTTTCTCAACTTTAACTCCTCAATCAGTTTTTGTTTTCTTTCGGAAATATAACTTCTTTCCACAAGGTTTTCTGGTGAAATGGAATACTGCATCATAAGGTGGGGGTAAAGTGAATTTAAGTCAAAGCTGGCAACATAATGGTGTAGACCAACTTGTGGATCTTTAACATAGGCACCTTCAAAGGCTTCTGTCTTTTCTCTTACAACTCTTGGTGGTACAATGATATTCTTTTCCAATAAGTAAGAATATGTCATTGCATCCCACATTCTGGTTTGTGCAAAGATATCCTCAAAGTTAGATTTGGTATCATATGTAAGAGTAATACCTAGTTCAATCAATTTCAACTTGTCTTCAAGTTTGATAATCAATTCAACGTCTTTGATATTATATTCAATAAACTTTTGAAAGTTCAAACGATACAATTCATGTAAGTTATCATATTCATCGTAGGATAGTTTACGTTCACCAAGTTCTAGATTGGCAATAGCATCCAACTTATACGATTCTTGTGACTTACCACCAGGTGCGTACCATTTGTATAACTGAATGTAATCTAAACAACCGATACCAGTCAAACCATAAGTGACCATTTCACGACCCATACTCTTTACTCTGCGTTCAGAGATATAGTTCCACGGAGATAGTTTTTTGGCTTCGTCTTCACCAAGAATTTTACGAAAACGATTAATAAGATATGGAATATCAAAGAACTCGGTATTCCAACCAGTTAGAATATCTGGTGTTTTTGCTTGCCATGCTTGAATGAATTTTTTACAAAGAGTCCATTCATCTTTACATTTTACATAGATTTCTTTACCTTGAACTTCGTAATCACCACAACCAAATACAACTGTATGTCCGTTTAAATACTTAATACAGATGGCTGTGATTGGTTCGTTTGCTTGATAAGGATTAGGAAATCCATTCTCTGAACCAACCTCAATATCAACTACGGCAAACACAACCTTGTCAAAGTCATAGTCAACCATACCTTTATGTTGGTCAGCAATGAAAGCATATTCAAAACGTGTTTGGCCAAAGACCTTAGAACCACTAACGCCTTCAAAATTTTTTAGATATTGTTTAGCATCATAGATAGAATCAAAGCGCTTTGGCATGAGGTCTTCTCCATCCAAACTTTTAAAACCCGTTGGTTTCTTTGAAATGGTATAGAGAGTTGGTTCGTAATCTATCTTGGTTTGTATTTGTTTACCATCTTTGATGCCACGATATAATATGTGACCACCGATAGATTGTACGTTTGTGTAAAAATTAATCATTAACCTGTGATGATTTGTTTTTGTTTAGGAACAATAAGACCAGAACCAAATATTTGATTGTAATTATCAATAAAATCTTCTGCTGGAACATAAGAGTATACTACACTTGTTATAGGTATGGCAATACCTGTGTTTTTTGCCTGTTGTGCGTGTAATGGAAATGGTGCTAACCCAACATTTGGTCCGCCATCTTTACCACGTACAATTGAAATGGCCACGGGATTAATAATATACCATTCACACATTTGCAACTCTGCATCACCTAATACTTCTTCACCCGTAATTAATTTCAATACTTTAATAGCCATAATAACTCCTAAATAATAGATGTTCAATTATATATGATTTCGTTTGAACTGTCAAGCAGTTCCTGTTATTTTACCATGTTTTTTTTAAGGTATTATGACAGTTAAATGGATCCATTAACCCTCTTTGCTCTAGCTAATGGAGCAGTTCAGGCAGTCAAAAAAGGTTGCCAACTTTACAAAGATATTAAAGGTGCAGCTGGGGACGTTAAAACCGTGCTCAAGGATCTTGACGATCAATTTGCCAATAAACATAAAGACAAACCTGCTACAGTCGCACAACGCAATGCGTACATAGAAGAAAAAAATCGTGTCATTGAGTTGAATAAGAAACAAGGTGAGACTACTGGCATTTACCAAGAACTGGCAAATTATCTTGGTGACTTCTTTGACAATATGAATAAATGCATTGCTGTAATAGACGAAGAAGAGCGTAAAAACCGTGAAGAATTATATGAAGGTGAACAGAGTTTGGGTCGCCGTGCTTTGCAACTTGTTATAATGAAAAAACAATTGGAACAAATGAAAGTTGAAATACGTGAAATGATGATTTATCAATCACCACCAGAACTTGGTGCATTATGGACTGATGTGAGTGAAATGATGATAAAAATGGGTTCTCAACAAAAGGTCCTTCTTACTAAGAAAATTCGTGCTGAAGCTAGAGCTGCTGAAAGAAGACGTCAAAGAATAAAAATGTACATGGAAGAACTTACATATGCAGCTTTTCTTGGCATCATTACAATTGCAATGATTTTATTATTTTGGTATATTTCATACGATAGGAAACAAAGATGGCCGGAATTAGAACCAGAAGTTATCAAACAAAAGCAAGAAGAACGTAAAAAAATACATATGTTAGAATTGCAACAATACGAGGAACAATTACAAAAACAAAATGCCGAACTACAACAACAATCATAATGATGATGAAATTGTTGAACCAGAAACTATGTCCCTTTACGATTTTTTGATTGAACTACCGGTAAAATTTATACTTGGTTTTTTTTTATTTCTTTATGTGTTTACAATGGGTGTTGTATTATTGTTTTTAAAATTAATCAAATGATTGACATTCCAAGTCTCTTAGTGTATAATGAGAAGTTCTATATAATTATTTTGCCAGGAGATTAAATTGTTTCGTCCATTAGTTATTGCGTCTTTAATTTGTTCCATTTTTCACGGATCTGTTATGGCTAAACCTGTAACAGCAAAATCTTGGTTATTAGCCGGTGTTGATGGTAAACTTTATGAATCTCAAAATATAGATGAAGTAAGACCAATTGCTAGTCTTACAAAATTACTTACTGTAATGGTTGTATTAGATGCTCAACAAGATTTGAATGAGGTTTTAACTTTGAGTACCAAATTGAGTAATAAACTTCCTAAAAAAAATCAAAAAATAACCAGAAAAGATTTAATTGAAATGTCATTGATATCATCTGATAATCGTGCCGCTTTGACACTATGTGAAAACTACATGGGCGGATTAAATGCTTGTGTGGGCGCAATGAACAACAAAGCGAAACTTATGGGTATGATTCACACCTCAATAGTAGAACCTACAGGTTTAGACAAAAAAGATTTGAGCACTGCCAGAGATTTAATGCTTCTTGTCAAAGAAGCAAGACACTATAAAGAACTTGAAGTTAGCCGAAAATATCAAACTAGAGTTTTGGTTAACGACAAGTGGGTGTTATTCAATAATACAAATCCACTTACACAAAATAACAATAACATTGAAATAAGTAAAACCGGTTGGACATTTCCTGCCGGAGGTTGTATCGTGATGCTTTTTAATACCGCAATTGGTGAAAGAATTGTTATTGTATTAGGAAGTAAAAGTACTAAAACAAGAATACCTGAGGCAGAACGGTTACTAAATTTATATACAGAAAATTAATTATAATTCTAAAATTTAAGCGTAAGTATCTGCTGTATTAGGTGTTGCCTCGTACATTAATTGACCGTTAGCGTCATAAATTTTTAGTGTATCTGCTTCATTAGAATCAATATTATCTGTAAATGATTTTGCGTCTTCCCATGAATCAAATATGTGTGTGAATGATTCTAGGATTCCATTAGTCCATTTATGTTTTTTTACCATGTGATGTGACATTTTTATTCCTCTTATTGAAAGTATTCTAGCCAAATATCTCTAGTCTCATTTGTATAAGACTTGAGACTTCTTTTGTTCATCCAATTATTTAGTCTAGGCCAATTGTATGCTAGTTCTAACTTATCAGCAATATCTTTAGAGTTGGTAGGATCGGCATAAAATGTATCCACACACCATGGAATCTCCGTAGAACCAACAAAAGGTACACCTTGTGATACAAAGTCTGCGCCTACAATATTAAAGGTTTCAGAAAAACTAACCTGTAAACCAATATCCATTTTAGCACACAGTTTGATGAAATCTTCTCTTGGTGTCCATTGATGATTTATCAATTTATGTCCAGAATCTGATAATTGTTCAAACATACCTCTCAGATTATTAATCATTGGTTCACCTTTCATTTCAATACGTCCTGCATTGACATGAAAGTTTAATTTTTTATTAACTCTTTCAGCAAACTCAATTGCACCGATTGCTTGTGTCAAATGATTTTTAAGAGGTCTGACTGCACCAAAACATCCAATATCAATTGTATCTTTTTCAGTATCAATACGTTTGGCGTTTTCATGTTTTTGTGGATAAAAATTAGGCAAATATATAAGTTTATAATCTAAAATCCTATTTGGATATACCGATTTTAAATATGTTTTGCAGTCGTGCAACATTCTTGGTGCATTGATACCTAATGAAACATTATCAAAACTTAGGTACTCAGCAATCCAATCCATTGCCATTCCTTCAGCAGCCATAAAAGGTATTTCGGAATGTAAACGAACAATCCATCTAACAGAAGGATGTAATTTTCTAAGTATTGCAAATTTAGAAGGAACAACCCATAATGCTTCAATAATTACATGGCTTGGTTTATAATTATTTACTTCACGGTCAATATCATTGTTATCTTTACATACAACTAATCTAGATTGTACGCCACTTTTATCCAGCATATCAGAAACAAATTTTGCTGAATTATAGAGTCCGGTACTTAAACCTATATTTGAATGTAGGACACTATTATAATCTTCTCTGCGTTTGAGAAGGAATAAAACTTTTGACATGATTTGTTCACCTATCTAAAAATTTGAAGTAGTTGTGATTGGTTGCGGGACCCGGAGTCGCACCAGGAACTGAGGATTATGAGTCCTCCGTAATTCTGTTTTACTATCCCGCTATAATTATATATTTAAACCTTATATTTAGGATTTATTACTGTATTTGTGGAGCGGACTAACAGAATCGAACTGTTGACAGAAGATTGGAAATCTCCAGTTTTACCACTAAACTAAATCCGCAATAGATGGAGCGGGTAGAGGGAATCGAACTCTCAACTTAACCTTGGCAAGGTCATGTGTTGCCACTAGCACCATACCCGCATTTTTTATATTATAATATATATAGGCGCTGTTGTCAAGTGCCTATTGTAAAGTTGGTGCGAGTAGACGGACTCGAACCGTCAAGCCGAGGCGGGAGATTTTAAGTCTCCTGAGTTTACCAATTTCTACATACTCGCATCACATTGTTGGTCCGTTTCCGTTTATGAAACCAACTTCACCACCTTCTTCTTTGATTCGTTTAATAACATCTTCAAATAGTATTGGAGCAAAGTCTGTGGCTTCTACGCAAACGCAGTGGTAGCGAGGATCAATCTCATCACTGTATAAGATTTCACCAGTTCGGGCATCAACACCACGAGCCTTCATAACTCTGTTGGCGTGTAAGTGTCCGTGTATATTACAACCAAACCTACCAAGGCTCGCTTCGTGAACAGGAATATGACTTAAAATAAGTCCATTCATTACATGGTAGGCACGTAATTCTCTAAAGTGAACACGATAGTCCTCATCTTTAAAGATATCATGGTTACCACGAATAAGAACTTTGTCGCCATTTAACCGGGCTAGTGTAGGCAAGGCTCTACGATTGATCACTACATCGCCGAGAAAATAAATTTTATCGTTTGGCTTTACACGCTCGTTATAGACTTTAACAAGGTGCTCGTCCATTTCTTCAGCGGTGTCCCACGACCGTAACTTTGTTACGCCGTCATTACGCATAAACTTACAAACTCCTTGATGCCCAAAATGGGGATCTGAATAAAGAAAAACTGATGGCATAA